TATCATTTTCAGATCAGATGTTGCAAACTGGGATACTGAAATTAACTTAGCGACATTTGAACAAGTTTATTTCCCTGATTCTACCTTAAATAAAGGTTCATTCACGATAGCTTCTAACGAAGTGACCGCGTTTAACGGAAAAACTCCACAACAAATTGCTGGTCTTTTAGGATACGGTAACGGTTCTGGAGCATCTCAATACTACGCTTACACAGTAGCTGAAGAAGTTGTTTATGAGTCACTTACAGATGTATCAAGAATGTATGACTATCTTGTTAGACATTATTTGAGAATGTATGTAGATAACGATGGAACATTATATGTTGAGTTTAAAGATTCTGATTTAGCAACTGATGTTGATGTTGCGGCTTTAGCAAACAACACATTCTACATCAAATCTGAAAAATCAAATTTCAAACAAACAGTAGAGATTGAAATTCCATCTGGATATGTTCAAGTTCCAAATAAAGTTTTAATTAATGGTGAGAGATATTCAGAAGTAAAAGTTGGTGATTTCTTAGAAGCTTACTACGATGCTACCACATTACAAACTGGTCAATATCCAAGAAAACTTACAAGAATCTTGTCTAAGAGACAATACTCTGGTGATGCTTCTTTAACTGAGGTTACTTGTGATTCAAGAATCGCTACAAGATTCTCTGGAGGACAACTTCAAACACAAAGATACTCAACTGTTGACCAATATGCTACAACTTATAAGGTTCTTTCTTTGAAAGGATTTAGAATCAGAAATGCTTCTTTACCTGATGGAACTGAAGCTAGACAAAACTCTGTTTTGAACTTAGTCGCTAAAGGAACTCCTTTATTTAAATCATTGACTAACAAAGAGGCAATTGACTTTAGATATTTAGTTGACTCATTTGGTTTAGGTCTTACAGAAAAGAGTAAACAACAATTAGTTGATATCTGTGGTGATAGATTAGACGCATTTGGATTCATTAATATGCCATCTGCGAGAATGTTTAAAAACTCTTCTTCACCAACATTCGTAAACACAGAAGGTGTGTTACAAATGGAATATGTTTCTAAAGGTGGTGACCCTGAAAGTAATCCAGCATTCCTTTACTCATTTGCTGATGGAGCAGGAACAACTTGTGTAGGTTATTTCTTCCCTTATGTAAACATTAATGATAATGGTAGACCATTGGATCATCCACCAGCACCGTTTGTTGCGACTACCTATATGGCTAAACATATTTCAAATGTTGGAAATGTTACTCCTTGGACAATCGCAGCGGGTGTTACAAATGGTAGAATCACTGGAATCAATTCAATTGAACAGGATTTCACACCAGAGGATATCGAATATTTGAATCAAGCACAAATTAATCCACTAGTATTCAAAAGAAATAGAGGATTCATTATTGAAACTGAGAATACAGCTCAAACGCTTGTTAAGTCAGCTCTTTCTTACATCCACGTAAGAGAGGTTCTAATCGAACTTGAGAGAGAATTATCAAGAATGTTGTTAGACTTCCAATGGAAATTCAACACATCTGATATCAGATCAGATATTAAATTAAGAGCAGATGTTATCTGTGAGACTTATGTAAGTAAGAATGGTTTATATAACTACTTCAATAAAATGGATGAGGAAAACAACACTCCTGAGATTATTGACAACCAAATTGGTGTTCTTGATACATATGTTGAACCGATTAAAGGTATGGGTATCATCGTAAACAATGTAACAATTCTTAGAACAGGAGCTATCGCAGCTGGTGGATTCATCAACGGATAATCTTTAAGAAAAATAATTTAAAACCCTCAACCTTAAAAAGTTGAGGGTTTTTTTATTTAAATAAAACTTTTTAGTGAATTTAGATTATAATAGAGGAGATAATATATGTAATATATAAAAAAAATAATCTAAAATTATATGTCAAATAATAAAAATGAAATGTCGGAAGAGGATTACCTAAAAAGACATTTACAAGACTTAGATCAAGGTCAAAAAGAAGCTTCGGGTGATATTCCTTTTGTGGAGAATCCACAGGTAAATAGAACTAGTGACTTGCAATATTTCAATATGGATATCAGAGAATTGCCTTGTGGTCAGTTTTATCCTACAGGAACACTATTTATGGTTCGTCCAGCGCAAGTTAGAGAGATTCAATCCTATGCAATGGTTGATGATAACAACTTCTATGATATTGTTGAAAAAATGAATGATATGCTTCAAGCATGTGTTCGTATTAAATTCCCTGATGGCAAAATAGGTTCTTATTTAGAGATTAAAGACCAAGACAGATTATTTTTAATTTTCTTAATCAGAGAGTTGACATTCCAACAAGGAAATGCTTTAGCAGTTACTGTTAAGTGTGGTTGTGGTCAGGAGTTGAAAGTTGAATTGGTAAGAAGTAACTTCCATTTCCATGAAATGGATGAGAAGTTAGAAAAATATTTTAATCTTGCTACAAGAACATTTCAGTTTAAAACTGTAAATGGTAAATTCTTTGAACTTTGTCCTCCAAATATAGGTCTACAAAAAGCTTTCACTGATTATATCATTAGAGAAAATCAAGAAAAAAGAACTCCAAACTTGGCCTTTTTGAAAATTATTCCTTTCTTAATGCCTGGAAGATCTTCAATTACTATTGATGGTGTTAAGTCAAAAGTAAAAGAGTTTGAAGAAATGGATGATATTTCTTTTCAATTCCTTAATGCAGCTGTTGGAAAAATGACTATTGGTATTTCTGAATTAAAATCAACTTGTGAGTGCGGTGAGGAGGTCCGCACAGATATGCAATTTCCCAACGGAGCCTCAGGTATTTTCGTTGTTCCAGATGCCTTTGACGCATATATTAAAGAATAAGTTGTTACTTCAAAAACACTGGAGATTACAAGAATCTGCAATTGATAGTTGGCCATTTTGGTTATTGGAAGAAAACATCAAACTTGTTAATGAACTTGCCGAGGAAGAAGATAACTCTCGTAAGAAACAAGAAGGTGAACAATCTAAAGGAATGCCAAATTATGACGGTATGATGAGAAATATGAGTTCTCCTAACTTTGGCAACTTTAGTATGCCAAGCTTCTAATTACAAACATTATAAAACAAAAAAACCCATCAAATTTGATGGGTTTTTTATTTGTATTATTATCCAGAAACCAATGGTGGCTCGATTCTGAAGTTTTGATCGATATATTCGTCGATAAAGTAGTCAGCTACGAAGTCTAATGCAACGTTTTCAACGATTGCGTTAGAACCCCAGTCAAGTGAATAACCTCCAATTTTCTTTAATTGAACGTTTTGGAAAGTTACTCTTCTAAGAACCACACCTTTTTTATCGTGTTGGTTAACAATAACTGTTCCGATGATGTCAGATTTATAGTGAAGTGCACCATTTTGAGAGTTAAATACTAAATCATACCACGCTTTCATTGTATTCCAAGTTTCCATAGAACCAGCTTGATTCACGTTTACTTGTAATGGAATAGAAAATGCCACATCCGTTTTAGTTGGAGGTGCCATAAATAATCTTGTAGAGTATTTAAATCTCTGAGTTTTTTCTGCAACGTCGAATTCAGTTAAGTTTAAGTCGATTTTAGTTGCGTTTTGAAGCAATAAGATAGGATCTCTTCCCTGTGCTTGTAAGATAACTGGTAAGATAAAAGTTATCTCAAACAAGTTAAGATATACTACTTCATCTGGTAGAGTTCCTGGTCCACCCGGTGAGCCTGCATTTGTTACTTGTGTAAAATGTGGTAATGCCATACTTTTTAATTATTTTTTGTACTTTTCTTTATATATTTTTCATGTTTTTATCTCTAAGTCGTTTTACTTCAAATATGTTGTAAATTTTGCCTTTTCCACTTTTTAGATTTAATAGATAATTAATGAACTGTAATTATAGATATTGTGTTAAGGAAATAAAATATGGTAGACCAGATAGAAAGTTCTGTAATAAAAATTGCAAATCAAAAGAGAAATCGATTGAAAAAGAGTTTAATGCTTTAAATAGAAAAAATAAAAAAAGTAAAGATTTTATAATTAGATCTAGAATTAAACACAATAATAAGTATAATTATGATTTAGTTCTTTATGAAAATTGCAGAACTAAAGTCAAAATAATATGTCCAGTTCATGGAGTTTTTGAACAAACACCAGACGCTCATTTGTATTCTGGTAGTGGTTGTGAAAAATGTGCTAGGGAAGCTAGAAGAAAATCTGAAAAAAATGAAGAGTAAAACTATTTGTGTTTTTAGACTATAAATACTAAGTAAAAAAGTATATTATAATATGGCAAAGATTTATCTAATAGGTGATACACATATTGGTTTAGGTTATCCTAATTCAGTTGATAAGTGGTATAAAGTTCATAGAGAATACTTTGAAGATTTTCTTATTCCAACTTTAAAAAAAAGAATTCAACCCGGAGATATCATAGTTCATTTAGGTGACCTTTTCGATAACAGAAACGTTATTCCTATTAATCTTCTTAATTATGGAATGGATGTTGTTGAAGAACTATCTAAAATAGCTCCTACTCATATCATTATTGGAAATCACGATTTGTGGTCTAAATCAGCTTCTGAAATTAACTCAATTAGACCTTTTAGATATATTCCTAATGTTTCAATTTATGACAAAGTTACTAAAATTGAATGGAATGGTAAGAAGATTTTAATGATGCCTTATATTGAAAAGAGAATTGAACAAATAAAAAGCATTGATGGAAATAGAGATTGTGATTATTTATTCTGTCACTCTGATTTGAATGGTTGTAGAATGCACCTTACTTCAGTTGCTCATAAAAACTCTGATAAAATTGATATTAAAAACTTCTCAGCATTTAAAGGAGTTTATTCAGGTCATATTCACTTAGTTCAAACTAATAAAAACTTTACTTTTGTTGGTTCTGTTTTTCAAATGGATAGAAATGACTATGGTGATCAAAAAGGAATTTTTGTTATAAATGTTGATGATGAAACTGAAGAGTTTATTCCTAATAATGTATCTCCGGTATTTAAGAAAGTAAGAGTTATCGATGAAGATGGTGTTCAAACACTTGAGAACTTAAAAGATTCTAAAGACTATATTGATATTGCTATATCTAATAACCTACTTATCTCTAATAGAAAGTTAAGAAGAAAATTGGAAATTATATTAGAAAAGAGTAATTTTGCTTCTGTTGAGTATATTGACGACATCACTAAAGAATTACAAGATGATGATGAGTTGAATGAGTCAATTGAAATCGATGAAGAAACTATGGATATTTCCATTTCTTTAGATTATGAGGACTATGTTAAAGAGTATATTCTAAAACAAAAATACGACAACGAAAAATTCAAATCCGGAGTTATTTCAGAATTTGATGAGATAATTAAGATTTATAAAGATAATTATAACGCACAAAACGATTAAAATGAACCCTATTGAAGTTTATGATAGATGTTTATCTGGAAAACCTTATTCTAAGGAACTTAAAATATATTCAAGAAGATATTTGCGGCGAGTAGTTCTGGAACTTGCAGAAATTGATGAATTTGAAAAATGTATTGAATTAAATAAATTTATTGAAAATAGATTTAATTTACCAGTTTTGTTAGATTGATTTTTAAATCACCTGTTCCTTTTATTAGCCTATGATAAGCACCCATTGGTATAAACACTTCACCTTCTATTACTTTTGGTAATTCGTTATCTATTTGAATCATCCAATCTGTTTCACAAATAGATTCAACAATACGATTTTCATGATCTCTGTGCCACATAAACTCTCCAGAATCAGTATCTTGACTGAACTCTCT